ATATATTCAAAAGTCAAAGAAATGGTATTGGAAGTTTCTTGAGCAATTACTATATCTCCTCCGGTACTTGTTGTACTTGCACTTATGTAGCTAATATTTGGGTCAGCCGTTCCATCCGTGGTTGTGGTTGTCCATATTTGAACATACTCACCGCTTCCATCGGAAACATATTGAACCAAGGCGGTATTTCCACTAGGAACGCTACTTGGCTGATTGCTAGGAATAGCATTTGCATATTGCCAATCCGTTAAACGATAAACATTTGGGTAAGTATATGTTGGAGGAGTTATAGACCATTCAGGGCCTTCAAACTTAGCGTCATAAACTCCGCCTTGGCTATCTTTATTTAATACACCTAAATTCAAGAAAGAGTTAAATTCTGTAAATACTCTTCTAGCAGTTTCCTCCGGTCTATTAATATCCGCATTAATATCGTCACCATTTATAATTGTTTCAACTGCGGTAAGCGATTGATCAGGCAAGAAGCGGTACATCTTAAAGTCCGTTTTATTGAACTCAGGAAGCCTTACCACATAAAACTCGTTTTTCCATAAGAAAACACGACAAAGGAAAGGATTGACCATCCTCGAAATAGTTTCTGAAATATAAAGCTCCTCGTTTGCTATCCTTACTCCATTGCTAAACTTAGCATCCTCTCCATCTGTATAAATCGCATTCGCTGGCACATTAAACTGCAAGAATACAGACTCGTTAGAGTCCATTCTAGTCTCGTGTATTTCGCAACCTATATTTACCTTCCTTTGCTCTACAAAAGATTGATTTAACGCTCCAATAACGGCAGATAAAGCTTGGTATCTTGGAGATGGCCAAGAGGCGAAATTTGATCTAATAGAATCAAATCCTTTTATGCCATCAATTGCAGTAAAAGAATAAAGCTTTTGACCGCTAGAAAATTGAGAGGTAATAAAATCTGGAGCAATGTAACCGCTAAAGAAAGGAATTAGTCCCTCATAAATCAAATAATTAATTCGGTTTGTGCCTCCGCTTCCAATTGAAACAAATGTATTCTCACCAAATGCAATATCTTTAAAATTAGACGTATTTGGAGGCGTGTCAGCCGTCCAATTGATTCCGTCAGTAGAATATAAGTATTTTATTTCAGTGTCTGTAACGGCCATAAAATAGCCATTTCCGTAGGTTATAGAAACAGGAGTATTTGGTGAGCTTGCTGTACTCCAAGAAATTCCATCAGTTGAATAATGCTTACCAGTTGTAAATATTCCATTGGCATAAAATACTGCTAAACTTGATATTCCTGTGCTTTCGTCATTCCAAATAATACCATCGTAAGATGTTACCATCGTACCTGGAGATCCAGTCTTTACGGCTACAAAAATTCCTTTCCCATAAGTTATGTCTGTAAAACCACCTGGCCCAACACCTTCTCGTAAAGTCCAATTTATTCCATCGGGAGAAGTCATAATGCCACCGCCAGCAGAATAAGAAATTGCAACTGCTACAAATAATCCGTTTCCGTAAGTAATATTTGACCAAGTATCGTTTGAGGCTGCGGTTCTGCTAGTCCAAATAAAACCATCCGGAGAAGTCCAAACTGTTCCGCTACCTCCTGAATTTGCTACTGTTACAAATAAGCCATTTCCAAAGGCAATTTTTCCACCTACAAACCCAACTGGATTGGTTGCTCCCCAAGTTATCCCATCGTTTGAGTAATGTGCTCCGTTAGACCTTGTGGCCACGAATAATCCATTTCCATAAGCAACACCAATAAAATTATTAGTATTATTTACTTGTTGCCAATTAGTAATATCTCCACTTGCTCCAATCTCATTTAAAACAACTTTCCAAGTACGATTTCCTCCAACAAGAAACTCATTAAAATCGCCTGTTTCTCCAGCAATCGTAAAGTCCAAAGAAGAGCCAATCAAGGTGTTAATCGGATCGTCTCCTGTATTTCCCCAATTGTAGGTAATATCGTTAATCAACAAAGGAGTAACAGCTCCTGAATAGCCATCTTTGTAAATCTGCAAGTTATAAGCGTTGCCTCCGTAGTTAGTACCATATCCGCCCTCATATTTCAAACCATACGCATCGACAGGACTATTCTGACCCGAAGCAATGGCATAGATTTTAACATCTTGAGACGGCATTGTATAGCTAAAAGAAGCTGAAGAGGATAAGAAAGTATTAGCTGGACTTGTATACCATTCTACAATATTGTATCCAGGATCAAAAGCAATTGCAATAGTCAGCGAATCGCCTTCTGTATAAAATTCAGCAATTGGGCCACCATTTACGGTTATTATTCCCGATCCACCTCTAAGGGCGATTTGTAAGCGATAATCGTTTGCCATTATCCTTTATTTATCTTGTTATTTGCTTGTCCTAATACATAAACCAAATCCGCTCCTCTAACCATAAATTCACCGCTAACGTCTCTATTTTGTTGGAATAAACCACTAGCACCGCCTCCAGCAAATGAACCACCACCACCTCCTCCAACACCGGAAGTTCCAACGGATGAGCCACCGCCTCCACCTCCTCCGCCAATACCTGACGTAACTCCACCGCCTCCGCCTCCTCCAACTTTTGCTCTTATATAACCAGCTAAAGCAATTAATGCTACACCAGCTGCGATTGCCGTGGCTGGATTTTTGAATGCCATTTTAATTGCAATCATTCCAACACCTACTTTAATTGCCGCCTGACCCAATCCTTCTGCAATTGTAGCAACCCCACTTAATAAAGCATTACCAGCTGCTTTTACAACATCTCCTCCAGTTGCTAAAGCCTCACCAATGGCAAATCCAATATCACCTAATCCATTTACCGCTCCTGAAGTAATAATTGCGGACGCTTCTGCATTAAAGTCTTTTAATGAGGTTATAAATGCACTTTTTTTAGATGTATCTATGTCAGCAATCTCAGGTTGTATTGTTATTCCAGCTAATAAATTATCTAAATCTAAACCTGGATCAATTGGCTTAGAAATGGACTCAGCTAAAGCCATAAAATTAGCATCTACTTCTTTAACTAAATTAGCTTGTCTTTCTAATAGGAAATTAGAGGTATTAACTTCGGGATTGCCAGCTAAAACAATCTTGTTAAACTTATCCCAAGATTTAGAATACTCTTCAAATGCCTTGGCTCTTTCCTCCGCATTTGTTTCGCTGCTTACTTCATTAAAATCCTGAACTCCAGCTGCTGCCTCAACGGATGCCTTTTGAACGGCTTTAATTGCAATTGCTTGGCCTTCTAATTGGTTAGCATAAACTGGATTAACCAATGCAAGCAACTGCTTTCCAAAGGTCATAAAACCATTTTCTCCTGTAAATTCTGCAACTGTATTGACTGAACCTAAAGCAGAAACCAATCTTTCAGTTAAGGCATTGGCTAAATCTAAAACTCCTGAGACTAAACCGCTAGAGGAGTTACCAATAACTAATTGTAATTGAGTAAAATTGTCTCCAAGATTTGATATTTTACCACCAACGGTTTCAGAAATAGCAGCCATCGAGCCACTAACTCCTTCTGCTTGTCCAAGACTTATTAGATATTCTTGAATTGCAGTATCTGTTTTTTCTACTTCTGTAGTTACTCCTTTGAATGTAAATGCAACGTTATCGCCTTCAGCCTTTGCCCGAACTCCAAACTCTTTTAATCGTTCAAATTCACCGGTCATTGCATCCAATGTTGCCTCGGCTAATTGGTCAAAGGATTTACCAGTTGAAGAAGCTAAATCCCCTAATGAGGTCATCTCTTTAATAGTAGGCACAAAACCTCTATTAGCTAACTTTACAAAAGCGTTGGTTAATTCATCAACCTGGAAAGGAGTCTTGGATGCAAATTCTACAATTTGATCCATTGCGACCTTTGCTGCTGATTGACTTCCTAAAGTATTGGTTAAAACGGCTTCCATTTTTTGGAACTCTGCCGTTGTATCAATTACGGCTTTGCCAAAACTTATAACCGCACCAACGGAAAAAGCCGCTCCTAATGAAGCCAATGCGTTGCCTGATATTTTTTCGAATTTGCTAAACTCTTTTGAGGATTGATCTAGCTTGCTATCTACCTCTTTAAATTTTTTATCAAACTCGCTAATCTTAGCACCTATTTCAACTTCTATTCTTGGATTTGCCATTTCTTTCTAGTTTACTTGCAATTTCCAACAATTTCTTTGCTTTAGCAAAGTCTTGAGGTGTTGACTCCAATGGTTTGCCTGTATTGTCCCAAGGCAAAGGCCAAATTCTTGATGGATTTAAATTTGCTCCCTTTTTCAAATGTGGTTGTAAGCCGATTAATGCGTGAACTCTTAAAGCCTCTATTAGGTCTTTTTGGTCAATCTCGTGACCTTTAACCAATGCCTTTAACTCTTTACGGCTTAAACTAAAAAGCTGCTCATAAGGGATTTTTGTCCTACCTACGAGCAGCATTAAATTTTCACGAGCTGAATATTGCTCGCTTTCGTTTTCACTTACGTTTTTTTTTCTTCGCTATTTTCTCCAAGACCTAACTCGGAAAGCAAATCAGCCAAAACTTCGTTAAATAATTTCATTACGTCTTTACCCTCAATCCAAATTTTTAACTCTTCTAAGCTTATTGGATTTAACGATTTACGAATGCAAGCAACTTTATGGCATTCAATAAGCAAAGCGTAAATTAAATCTAATTTTGGCATCTTATTATTTTGAAAAACTTCACTTAAACTTTTTTCTGTGAAATCCTCAAAGTTAGCCAATGCACCCAAATTTGGGTAAAAGAAAATCTCCCCTTCTTTAAAGGGAGCAGAATGGTATTTAGCCATATATTTTTATTAGGTTGGTATTACGCTAATTACTGGAGTTCCAGCAAAATCGAAAGTTCCTGAGAATGAAACTTGAGAGTTTCTTTCAGCAGTAATTTCAAGTGAATTTAACTGAGCATCTACAGTAATGATTTTGTCACCTGAATCTGTACCTCCAAAAACCAATTCAAATACTTTCCCGAT